TTTTGCGTGGCATTGAGCGGGTATCAGACAAGCAGATTTGTTATTTTGGACATAATCTAAAGCAAGAATACCTATCTTATGCGTGGAGGAAGAAGCGTTCTGGTGAGACTATTGATGAACCACAGGATGGGAATGACCACTTAATGGACAGTCTACGTTATGCCATTGATGACCTTAGCAAGAAACGGTTTAGCTTTTAGCGTTTTGCTTGGAATTGTGCTATAATAAAATTAACAACTAAAGGAGCAAAGAGCTATGTTACACTTCAATGGATTAGAGCCAATCGACTTCAAGGGCAAATCTTGCGAACCTAAAGTTGATGTAGAGGCTCGGCTTCGCTTGAATGGTCTAAAATTCGGGACGGAAGCTGAAATCAAAGAGGCCGATGAAGTTCTTGCGAGCTGCTTTGAAGAGCAGTACGCTAAGGATTTTATTCGCAACAAACTAAGCCCAGATGACAAGGAGGTTCTCAGGACTTATCTAGCTGGGGGCGAGACTGGTCTGAATCGTCTAAATGACATTACCTCTGGAGCTATTAACAAATTCATTAAGCGTGAGATGGAGAACGAATAATGGCAAAGGAGTTTATACTCGTGTACCAAGACTGCCCAATGTGCGGAAGTCGTCAATGGTGGGGGGAGAAACAAATTTCGTTTGCGAAGGCAAGAAAAGCCACGATTCGCAAAGTATCATTCGTGTCCGAAGAAGGTAGAAAATACTGCTTTGAGGCTTTACAGGCTGGGAAAGCTACAATGCCGTTCTTTACAGATGGAGAGGGGCATTTCGGAAAAGACCTACAAGAATTGACAGATTCTCTTAAGGGGGAAAAGCAAAGTGTAAAACCGAAGAAGAAAGCGAAGCGCAAGAATGTCAATACTAAGCAAGATTAGTGATTCCTTTGGGAATAAGAGCAGGAAGGCACGGGCTAGAGATTTTGCTAGAGAGTTGAGCTATCAGTTACGGCTTAGCCCGCTCTGCTCTGATTATGAAAATATGTTTGCTCAGGTGCGACCACTTATCGACGAGATGAAGGTTGTTATGCCTTATGGTATCGGTAAAAATGGTGGTCCGTTACCACTTAATAGAACCCCAGAACTAGCATGGTTAAGAAATCCGAACGATGAGATGGGCTGGGCAGAGTTTGCAGACGCTATGTTTGCTACTTGGCTTACTGAGGACGAGCTTGATATACATGTATGGAAAAACAAGCGTGGAGAGGTAGAAGGTTATACTATATTGCCGCCACAGACTAGAATGTACCTAGGATATGGGCGTTGGGAATGGCAGGTGATGACTACGAAAGGCTTGGAGGTGCTTTTCGAAAAAGATGTCATGCGATTAAGATTCAGCCGAAGTCCGAGAGACCTACAACGTGGTGTATCCCCAGCAAGCTCAGTCCGAGCATGGGCACAGGTTGATGATTTGGTTGCTCAATACCAGAGAGCATATTTCGAGAATGGTGCTGTGCCAGCTACCATTACATTTATTAGGGCCTCGTCTGAAGCTAAATACAATGCTACAAGACACGAACTAGAACGTGAAACAAGAGGAGCGAGGAACAAGAACAAGACTGTCTATGTGTGGAGACAATTTGACAATGATTCTGGCGATGAGAAAGACCAAATCGAGGTAAAGACTATCCAGGGTAACAACTCTACGCTCGCTATCAAAGAGATTGTGAGTATTATCAACGACCGTTTGAATAAGTCTATCGGTGTTTCGAACTTCATCCTAGGCGATGATTCTAGCGCCAAATACGATAATGCAGAGTTATCCGACCACCAATTCACAAGACGGCGTGTCTATCCGGCTCTTGTTAGCTTCTGGAATCAATTCGAGCATGAGCTTGAGCGTGTGGTTGGTGGGAGCCTTGGCTATGGTATTTCATTCGACCTTGAAATCCCAGAACTTACCGAGCGTGTAAAGGTAAAAGCTGAAATCAACCGTATCAGAAGTGAAAGCCTTATCAATTTGATTAGTGCAGGTGCGAGTGCTACTGGTGCTGTAAAGGCTCTAGGATTACCTGAGAACTGGCAAATTGCTGCTGATGGTATATGGGCTAAGGGCGTAGCAGGGCAGCTTAAATCGCCTATATCTATTGAGTATAAAGCCCCTAGACAACTCCCAAAAGCACAGACTAAAACACACAAGGACAAAAAACACTGCACTTGTCATCATAGTATTGATGAATTGCCGCCAATGACTGCCGAGGAACGCAAAGTGTACAATTTACTTATTATGTTAGGCAAAAGTATTATGGCACAGGACAATACTACCGATGTAGATGGAACTATTGCACAGATAACGCAGATTTTACAGGATAACGCACAGATTGGTGCAAAAGAAGGTGCTAAAGCCTTAGAGCTACTTGCTAATGATGATATTGCCGCAGAAATACGAAACATCTTGAAGTCTAACGAAGTTTATACTAGTGCTTCTCTTAAAAGCCGTATTGAGAACAGGACTAGAACCTTGGTAAAGGGCTATTCCGAATATACCCAGACTGTGATGAATGAAGTGCTAGGCTCCTCTGAGGGATTGAGCGCTAGCGAGATTAAGAAAAGACTAGCCGAAGTTATGCCGACTAGTAGAGCCGAGATGATTGCCAGAAACGAAACAGTATACGCTATCAAGAGCGGTAGATTAGAGCAAGACGAATCGTTAGCCCAGAAATACGGACTTACGGTAAAGCTGGTATGGAGGACTTCGCACGATAATAAAGTCTGCCCCGTATGTGCTGCGATGGATGGAAAAGAGGCTAGCTTAGGTGAAGCCTTTGTCGACATGGTGGAAACTTCAGACGGAGAGCTTCTATCTTGGGAGCACTCCAAGTGGAATGATGGGGGTAAAATACCAGACGCCCATGTGAATTGCCGGTGCTACTTCGATGAAATATTAGTGGAGGACAAATAGATGGCTGTTAAGATTCGGTGTCCAAAATGTGGATGGGTTCTTGGGGATACTACCAAGAGTGTAGACTGTGTGATTAACTGCCCGAAGTGTAATGCTGTTAAAGTGAAACTTACAGTAGCTAGTTTTGATGATTATAATAAGATTGCGAAAGGAGCAAAATAATGACTAACCCAAATAACGCCGTTGGCACTAATGGTGCTTTTGGCGGTAGAACAAGTGTGAATGCCTTTAACGATGTTTTGGGCACTTTTAGAAGCCGAGGTATTTTGAGCGGCTGGGGAATTTCTCCAAGTTCTGGTATGACTGTAAATGTTGGCGGTAATGGTACAACTAGAGATGTAGCTGTGGCTGAGGATGCTAACGGTAATAAGACTACTATAAACAATATTAGTGCTTCACCGATTGCAGTTACATTGGACTCTGCACCTGCCTCTAATTCTAGGTATGACGCTATCGTGGCTTATGTAGACAAACCACCTGTAGGGAATGCCACTCAGGACAACCCTGAATGTTGCGGTATTATACCTGTGACTGGGACTGCTGCTTCTACACCAGCGTATCCTGGTGATGGGGCTATCCGAAGTGCTATTACTGCTGATGGAGCTTCTGGTTCGACTGCCTACTACGTTGTTTTAGGATATATCTTAGTTGCGTCTGGTACTACTACTATTACTTCTGGTATGATTACGGCTGGGGCTGTTGCTAATTTGGCTTCTGGGCAAGTTGATACTAATGCTATTGTCAATAATGCTATAACTTCGCAAAAGATAGATTTTACGACATTCAGCTGCGCAACGATTTTTGCTGATGGACAAGCTCTTACACAAAACTCCTATAAAACTATAGTTCTTAACCCATCTAAGTCATCTCTTCCAAATGGCGTATCGTATATCCAAGGGAATTTATCATACGACACTACTAATAGCTGTATCACAGTTGGGGCAGGGATTAACGCAATAGAGGTTAGCGCTAGCGTAGCATTCCAAGATGGCACTGATGGCCAATCATTCTGGGCAGTGATATCTTATAATGATACAGTCGCAGGGAACAGAATCGCATCAAGCACAGGATATATGAAAACTGGGCAGTATTTAGTATCTTCAATATCCCCAGTCACTTTAGCAGTTCATAATGGAGATAAAATTAGACTATTAGTCTATACTAATTCATCGACAGCTGCCATAAGAGGAGATAATGCTTTTACATACCTCACTGTCAAGCAGGTAGGATAAGCCTACCATGTGAACGATTCGATTGCCTATCTATTGAATTCTCTCCCATCTGATATATCCGCCATCGACCCTG